TTACTAAGGGGATAGCAGAAACCTACCCTTGTGTGGCAGCTCATACAGATACTGTTCACAAAATACATAAAGACTTTAAGGTGTATGAAAATAAAGATATAATCTTTGCTTTCAGCAATGATGAATGCGGACAAGTAGGCGTAGGTGGAGATGATAAGGTTGGTGTTTGGATAGCGTTAGAAATGCTTGTATCTTGCGATACTATTAAATGTGCTTTTTTCCATTCAGAAGAAGTTGGATGTGTAGGAAGTAGTCAGGCTGATATGGAGTGGTTTAGTGATGTTGGATATGTGTTTCAGTCCGACAGGAGAGGTCATGGAGACTTTGTTAATAGTATTGGAGGAAAGGAACTATTTGATAAGAAGTTCTCTAAAAAGATATCTAAAGTAATTAAGCATCATGGATATAAAGAAACATCAGGAGCTATGACAGATGTTGAGCAGTTAGTGGATAACGGACTAGATGTTTGTGTAGCCAATATGAGTAGTGGATATTATAATCCACATTCAGATAATGAGATTGTTGATTTTTATGCAGCTGAGAATTGCTTGTTAATGATTGAAAGATTAGTAGATGAATTAGGATGTGAGAGATATACCAATAGTGAGTTTGGAAAATCTTGGACTACCTATAATGGTAATTGGAATAACTATGGTGGATATGGAGGTCATTACTGGCATGATTATGATAAGTGGAATAAAGAATCAGAGGTTATTCAAGAAGGCGATGATGAAGTATGTTATTATTGTGGAGATAGTGTGTTCCCATCTAATTGGGGTAAAAACTATAGGTGGTGTCATGGATGTAATTCAGAAGTGTATTATGGTAAGGGAGAAATTGATATAGACCCTAACCAAACACAAATAGACTATGATGACATTGCAGATAACTATGATGGCAGCATGAAACATAAGCGGGTAGTTAATACTATATTAAATAAACATTATAAAACTAAAAATAAATAATTATGGCAAAGAGATTTACAGATACAGAAAAATGGAAGAAGGGATTTATACGAAACCTTCCTACTAAATATAAGTTACTATGGTTATATATATTAGATGACTGTAATCATGCTGGGGTTTGGGATGTTGATTTAGAAGTAGCTGAGATTAGAATAGGGTCTAAGATAAACAAAAAAGAAGCTATAAAACATTACTCAGAGAATATTAGAATATTTGATAATGGTAATAAATGGTTCATACCTAAGTTTATAGATTTTCAGTATGGACAGCTAAACGAAAATGTTAACGCTCATAAATCCGTCATAAGGCTTATAGATAAGTATGATTTATACAGTATAGGAGATGTTGACTTATCAGAAATCAGTCCCTTAGACACAGGAGAATTGTCTAAACCACTAATAAAGAAATTCAAAAAACCTACAATAGAGGAGGTTAAAGAATATTGTTTAGAGAGAAGCAACCAAATTAACCCTGAAACATTTGTGGACTATTACGATAGTGTTGGATGGAAGGTTGGCAAAAACCCAATGAAAGATTGGAAGGCTGCCGTTAGGAATTGGGAGCGTAACAATACTAAGATAGAAATGGTTGATGTTAGAGGGAAGGGGAAGGGAAAGGTAGATAAACAAATTAGTTCTTGGCAGAAAGCTAGAGACATAGTGAAAAACAGTTAATGAAACATAGAAGTAAAATGACTCAAATGGAATTAAATCAACTTACAGATAAATCGTTAGACGCTTATGTGTTGTCTTTAGATGGAGATAAATATAGAGTTTATCCTGAGAATGGAAAGTATTTTGAAAGATATGAGATTAGATTGGTGGTTGGAGATAATATTGTTATGAGTGTTGGAGATAAAAATATGTTAGTGTTAGAGGATGAGGATAAAAAATTTACTGATAAATTAATAATAAGAAAAGACCAAATAAGATGATAAAAGACATAGACATAAAAGAGTTAGAGCTAATGTGTGTTGATTTAATAAGCAAAACATTAGTTGAGCTGGGACAGTTAAAAGATGAGAAACATATCGTTATACTCGCTAAGTCTTTAGCTTATGATATTAAGGAAGATTTTAAGAATTTAACATTTGAAGATATAGTTCAAGCTTTTAGACAAGGAGTTAGAAGTACAGATAGTTTTGTATTGAATGTTCAGAATTATTATAAATGGATAAAAGACCATAGACAATTAATATGGAACGAGTCTAGTAAAGAACCTGAGCGTAGAGATAAAAGATTAGTGTATAGAAGTAGGAAGGGAACGGGACTTAAGATTATGAATAAAGAAATTAAAAAATTAAAATAATGACCCCAATAAAAATAACCCTTAGAGTAATACCAGACCTCAATAGATATACTATACTGAGTGATAAAAACAAAGCTGCTATATATAAAAGGTATCTAACTATTTTTTATATAAGAGTGTCTAGAGTTTATGAGGGTCATGAGATATGGGGAGAGGTAATAAATGAATACGATAAATTAACTAAATAAAAATAAAATGGAAATAACATTATCATTAATAACATTTGTGGTGGGGTTCATATCAGGAATGTATGTAGCGACCCAAATAGAAAAATCAATAGATAAAAAGATTACTAAAAACAAAAGAATGTGGAGAAAAAACGAAAAAAATGATTAGTTATATAGGAGGTAAATCAAGAATGAGTAAATGGATATGTGAATACATACCAAATGATATAGAAACTTATGTAGAGGTTTTTGGTGGAGCGTTTTGGGTATATATCAAGGGAGATATATATGAGAAACCAAATCTAAAAGAAGTTGTCTATAATGATAAGAATAAGTTTATGGCAAATCTATTTGAATGTATGAGAAGTCCTGAAGAATTTTCAGAGATGCTTTCTGTAATACCATCACAAAGAGATGATTTATTTAACATAGCTCAGAACTCATTAAATATGATTAAGGATTTTAATTATCCCTATGAATTAGGAGATAAAGAGATAGCTGGACAATACGCTTATTGTGCAACTCAGGTGTTCAGCGGTAGTAAGATACTAGAAAGTAAATTCATTGACTTAAAAGGGAAGTATGCTAGTAAATACGACGCATTAAGAAGGAGGTTAAAGAAGGAGGATGTTATCAAAAAGTTAGAGGGTATAACTCAGGTTGAGAATTTAGATTATACTGACTTAATATTAAAATATGATAGTCCCACAACATTCTTTTATGTTGACCCTCCATATTGGAAAACAGAAGATTATTATTCTAATCATGATTTTGATAGTGATGACCACGATACATTAGTAACACATCTTAAAAGAATAAAAGGTAAATTTGCTTTGTCTTATTACGATTTTGATTTGTTAAGCGAGTGGTTGCCTAAAGATAAATACAGATGGGAAAGTAAAGAATTTAATAAGGCAGCGGGAGCTCAGAAAGGTAAGAAACAAAATAAAGGCACAGAATTACTTATTATGAATTATTAATTTATATCTTTGCGGTATGAAGTATAATAATATAAAAAGATTATTAAGGCAACAGATTGAAAGTGGAGTTAGGTCTTTTTGGACTTTTGATGAAAATATACCAGAATTTACAATGATATATAAAGACTATACCAATCAGTTATCTATATATACCCCACAACAACTCATTAATTATTTAGATGAAAAAGAAAGAGCATAGTAAGTATTACTATGAATTAGACAGGAATATGAGTACAACATTAGACCAATATGATGGCAAAACATTATCAGGAGGACTATCTAACGACAATAGAGTTCCTGAATATTACATGGGTAAAGAAGGATATCAAGCAAGGAAAGTATGTGATAACTTTGATTTGACTTATCATCTAGCAACAGCTACCACATATATATTAAGAGCTTATAAAAAACATGATACTCCAATAGATTGTATCAAAAAAGCTATAGCTCATTTAGAGTTTGAATTAGAAAAAATTAACGAAAAGTAAAACTATGACAACAATTTACATTACATTAGCAGTAATTATCTTATGGCTCATTGGAGTTGATATAAGATATTATCAGATTAACAAGAAAATAAGTATTATGCATAATACAGATAAAAATCTTTTAGAACTTGTTAAGTCTGCTCAACAATTAACAGATGAAAAAGAAAAAGAAGATAAGCCAAAAGCTAAACGAGACAACAAAAAACGGCTTATCAAAAAGTCAAAGCGAGTACGAGCTCCAAAAGTCAGTAGTTAAATACCTACAACTACAATATCCCTTAGCTAAATTCTGTGCGAGTTTAGGAGGGATAAGAACATCATATACCCAAGCCGTAAAAGCGAAAGCTAGCGGCTATATAAAAGGTTTCCCCGACCTCCAAATCTGCTACCCTACTAGAAAATCATGTGGTCTTTTTTTAGAGATAAAGAAAGATAGAAAATCTTACGCCTCAAAACATCAACACGAATGGATTGAATATCTAAACTCAGTTGGATATACAGCTAAAGTGTGTAAAGGTTTTGATGAGTGTAAAGAAGTTAT